TATGGAGTGCTAGAGACTTATCAATGCTTAGAGACTAAGTGGGACAATGTAGACTTATACACTAAGGAAATAGATTGGATAAACATATTAATAGATAACGGTATTAACCCTTTTCCAGAGCAATAATGGCAATAGGAACAAGTAAAATATTAAGAGGCAATCAAGGTGGCCATGCTGGTTTTGTTACAGCTACTATTGACGATAGAGAGCTTAAATCTTTAATAAAGGATTTAGAGAGCTTAGATATGTCAGAAAGCAGAAATAAGACTTTGCTTAGACAAGGAATGAGAAAGGCAGCCAAACCATTATTGCAAGAGCTTAAAAGTTTAGTTCCTAAAAAAAGTAAACAACTTGAAAAGTCTTTGGCTATAATAAACGGCAAAAACAGAAGAGGTATTCCTCCAAGTGTTTATATAGGACCAAGAGTTAAAGGTGCATGGGCTGATATGAAAAAATCTGGATTTTATTTCTACTTTTTAGAATATGGTTTTAGAGGTATTCCAGGACTTAGAATGCTAGACAAAACAGCAATAAACAAAGGAAGTGTAGCTCAAAATGATGTCATCAATCAAATAAAAAAATTGATAGATAAAAGAATGAAATAATGGAGATAGGAAAAGTAATATATAACATTCTAAGCAATGACTCAAATGTAGCTCCATTAGTTACTACTGATGGTAATTTAAGGATATTCCCTAGTAGATATAACTTTCCTACTAATAGCAAATTACCTTATATTACATATCAAATGATTTCAGATATTCCTAACAATACAAAGAACGGAGTTAGTCAATATGATTATGTTACGGTGCAAATCAGTATTTATGACAATGTTTATTCTGATTTAGTGACATTAGCTGGATATGTAAGAACTGCTTTGGATTATACAAGTGGAACATTCTCTGGAGTTGTTGTAGATAAAATATTCTATGATTCTCAAGATGAGTTATACGATGATAGTGCTGGGAGCATAGGATTTTACGGAATTAGACAAGATTATAGATTCAACATAAATAGATAAATATGTTTAAAGTATATATTAAAAAAGATATTGAGATTCGAGGAGTAGAATATACCAAAGGCGAATCTTATGAGGTTTCAGAAAAAGTATTTAGATTATTATCTTTCTATGATGCTTTAGGAAAACCCAAAAAGAAATCTAAAAAGGATGCAAACCTTGATGATTTAGATAACTAGTTACTAATTATAATTTATAAAAAACGATGGCAATTTTCAATGGAACAGACCTAATATTAAAGGTCTCAGAAACAAGTGGAGGAACAGAGTATAAACTGCTCCATTCACAAAATGTAAGTTTATCAGTTAATGCTGATACAATAGATGTAAGTACTAAAGATAGCTCTGGATGGAGAGATTTAATCGGTGGTCAAAAGTCTTTTAGCCTTTCGGCTGATGGTCTTTATGACTATTCTCCTACTGCTGGAACAACTACTGATCCAAGTGATTTAGTTACTCAAATGCTTAATAGAACCGAAGTGACATTTACTTTCACTTATGGAGGTACTTTGGCTGTTGGAGATACTTATTATACTGGATCTGGTTTAGTTACTAGCTTTGAAGTAAGTGGTGGTGTTGAGGACGCTCCTACTTATTCAGTAAGTATCGAAGGTACTGGTGCATTAACTCAAGCAGTACAAGCATAATAATTCCTTTTGTTGGTTGGGGTAAGGGCTTCGGCTCTGCTCCTACCAATAAAGATTAAAACCAACAAAGATGTACGAAATAGTTATAATAAACGGAAAAGATTACCCAGTTAGATTTGGGATAAATAGTCTAAGAAACTTCACTAAGGCAACTGGTAGAAGTTTACAAGATTTAGACAAGCTAGGAGAGGGAATGAGTTTAGATGATGCTTGTCAATTAATTCTAGCTGGTCTACAAGACGGTGCTAGAGTTAGTGGAAAAGAATGTTCTTTAAATGTTGATGGTGTTGCAGACCTTTTAGATGATGACTTTGATGCTTTAAATAAAGTATTAGAGGTATTCTCTACACAGTTTTCTGCTAAGTTTGAAGATGAGGGAAACGTGAAAGCCACGAAGAAAGTGGCGAAAACAAAGAAATAAATTGGGATAGTTTAGAGGCTGTTGCATACGGTCTTGGGCTATTACCTTATGAGTTTTGGGATTTAACTTTCCATGAGTTCTTTTGTATTCAAAAAGGTAGGAATGACCGATTTGAATTAGAACAAAGGTTTGAATGGGAACGGATAAGATGGTTGGCTTGTTGTAATTTGCAACCTCATACAAAAAAGGGACAATCCTTAACTCCTCAAAAACTTATTAAGTTTGACTGGGAGAAAAAAGAAGTTAAAACCGACATCGACAAACAAAGAAAAAGGGCTGAGTATATTAAAAAGAAATATGATTTGCTAAATAAGAAAAATGGCTGAGAAAAATTTAAGTATAAAATTATCATTAAACGATAAGCAGTTTCAAAGTGCATTAAGAAAATCTACAAGGTCAATTCAAACATTTGGCAATAAGATGAAAACCTTTGGAGACAGCTTAAACAGAAATATAACTTTACCTGTTGTTGCTTTAGGTGGTGCAGCTGTTAAATTAGCATCTGATTTTGAAGAGACTCAATCTAAATTTAATACCGTATTTAGAGATATTTCAGATAGTGCAAAAAAGTCTGCTGATGATTTAAAAACTAATTATGGACTAAGCTCAAGGGCTTCAATGCAGTTGCTTAGTGATACTGGAGATTTATTAACTGGATTTGGATTTACTCAAGAAGAGGCTCTCAAATTATCTACTGAGGTAAACAAGTTAGCTGTTGATTTAGCCTCATTTACTAATTTTAGTGGAGGAGCTGAGGGTGCAAGTTTAGCTCTTACAAAGGCATTATTAGGAGAAAGAGAATCTATCAAGCAATTAGGAATTGCAATCACAGAAACAGATTTAAAAGCATTTGCAGAATCTCAAGGCTTAGTCTGGAAAGAAATGGGAAGAGTTGAAAAAGCTAATCTCACATTTCAATTAGCATTAACACAAAGTAAAAATGCCATAGGAGATTTCCAAAGAACTGCTGATAGTTTTGCTAACTCACTAAGAACAATGAAAGCTCTTATTGAGGACAATGGAGTTTCAATAGGAAAAGAATTATTGCCAGTTGCAAAAGGTTTAGTTGAAATTATTAAAGACTTATTAAACTTTAGTAGTCAATTCACAAGTGAACAAAAACAAGGAGCAATAGAAGTCGCTGGGTACGCAGCTGGATTTAGTATTTTATACTCAGTTTTAGGAAGAGTGATTGTTATATTTGGTAGTTTAAGAAAATTCATATTAGGTAGCTTTGTTCCAGCCATGAGAACATTGATGACTATATTAGCAAACTTTACGCCAGCTGGAAGAGTCATAACTGGAATATTATTAGCAGCTACTTATATTTATTCTAACTGGGAAAGCCTTGTCACTTTATTTAATAACTTAACTCAAGCTGTTAAAGATTATTTAGTTCAATTAGGAATTTTAGAAAAAAAACCTCCTTTAGATTTTAGCAAACAAGATACATCTAATCTTCCAACATCTAAAGAAGATTTTATAAAAAGAACGGCATCATATAAAGGAGTTAAAATAGTTCCAAAGCCTAAAAAACCTCAAATATCAGAAGAGACTAGAAAGGGTATTCAAGCAATGAATGAGGATAAACAGAGATGGGCTAATATGATACCTTTGGAGCCTATCAAAGTTTTAAATGTAGAACTTTCTAAAATACCAGAAACTCTTGAAACTATTGATGCTACTTTTGAAGATACTATGACAAAGATGGAAAGAATGGCTATTATGGTATCATCAACATTTAGAAATGCTTTCATGGATATGGCTGATGCCTCAGAAAGTAGTCAAGAAGATATCATCAAGGCAGCAAAAAATGCAGCTAGAGAGCAAATTAAAATTGCCATAGCTTCTGCTGTTGCCGAATATGCAGCAAAAATATTTCAATCAGTTCCATTCCCATTGAACTTAGCTTTAGCTGCTGCTGCTGGAACGGTAG